GTTGAAAGACTTCAATATCGTCTCGAAGATTTAGAGAATGAACACATGCAACTCATTCGACGGTTGCAAGAACTTGAAAATAAGTAATTATTACTACACTCTAAGGTTGACAAAGTTGTTACATTACTATATAATTATAGTAACAGTTCTTTACACAACACAATGACTGTAACAACGAATGAGCGTGGACAGCAAAATCTTTTTGCTAAAGAACCACAAATGTATGTCTCAAAATCTGACGCTGAGCGTTATGGTTATGAGACCTATGCTGAGAAAGCAGAGAAACTGAATGGTCGCACAGCGATGATCGGTTTCTTCTTTGCATTATTTTCTTATTCTTTGACTGGTAACCTCTTCTTCGGAATGCTCTGATGACAGAGGTTATCTTTACCGCAACTAGCATTGCATTCTTTGTATTGCTTTGCTATTCTATTGAAAACCTTGCTGAAACCTATTGATGGAAAACTCTCTTCTTGAAATTCTAACTTATTATGTAATTGGCGGTGCCCTTCTAATTGGTGCCCCAGGAGTATTTTTCTACATTGTATTCATGCCTGCTCTTCAAAATACAAAGGGACGCATGGTAGGTTACAAGGATCACAAAACATACGGTGATTCCTCAATTTATGAGAACTCACCTTCCGATACAAGTAAATTTTATCTCACCTTAGAATCATGAACGAACGCGCAGAACGTATTAACGGTTGGGCAGCAATGATTGGCGTCATGGCTGCTATTGGTAGTTACGCTACAACTGGTCAGATCATCCCAGGTGTATGGTGAACGACGTGTTAATCATTTCAGCGTCTCTCATAGGAGGGTTTATCTTTGCTGCCCTATTGAGTGAGGACGTAGATGATGATGACAACGGTCCTGATAGTGGATTGATGCAACCAGTTTACGCACCGTCACCATCTTGACACCCATAGGCAAAAAGAATATAATATAGGAGCAGTAACATGCTCCTTTTTTCATGATCAAAAAAATTCTATCAAATCTTTTCAAACAAAAAATCACCGATAAAGACATCGAGTGTGCAGTTGATGAAAACATTGTTGATTGTAAAACATTTGATGATGAACAAGACAAAGCATATGTCGGCGTCCCTGCTCCAATTCTGAATCCAATTGATGAATGGTTTTCGGCTCCATATGGATGTCCACCAGTGGTCACTGAGAAGCAAAAAGAATATCAAGAATCTCAGTCATTCAAGGAGGAAGCAATCAAGTATTACTCCAAAGAACCTGACAATATCCATCAATTGATGTATGAAAAAGCAACTGCGAGTGGTAAGACCACCACTCAACTTGATCCCATCGGAGGATCTGAAAACTTTCAAGGTGGATCGGAGAATTTTCATGAGCGATGATTGGCGCTACAGTAAGGAGAAACAAAAACTTAGGCAAAATGCCTTGACGATTCTCCTCGCAAAATTTGGTGGTGAACTTGACAAAACTAGAAAGTCTAAGTACACTAATCAATCTATCTACGAATGTGCCCACGATTGGGTATCTCAAGGTAATGTAAATTGTAATGGCATTACCGCATACTACGAGGCTTATTATGCAAAAAGTAATTAATGTATTAGCAGTTCTGTCATTTGTAGGAACTACAAGTATCCTGGCAACGTCTGGTTACGTCTATTGGCGTAGAGATGCCATCGCTGATCAGGTCACTGAAAACATCACTAAAGCAGCAACAGCAGCAATCGCAGACGCACTCCCTGGTATGCTTGACGCTGCCATGCCTGAACTTCCTAATGCCACTGGTCCTGCTGTTCCTTTCTGATATGAAAAAACTTATGATGGCACTGGCAGCAGCACTTATTGCTGCTCCAGTTATGGCAGATCCAATCAAAGAAGATGAGTACTTCACTCCTCATGCTCAGGGGTGTATGTTACTTCAAGAATGCACCGATCATGTTCAAGAACTTAAGACAGTTTCTGACCTCAACAAACATGAGGAACTGGCTGATATTGATTACAGTATTGTTGCTGATGAGTTTAACTCTCTCGTCCGATCACTTAATAAGGTCGGAGCTAAGGTTTTTCTAGCAGACATGCGATACTTCCCAGTTGGTCATCGTGGTGTCTACCATACTGTAGGCAACAACTTCTTTCTGAATGTTGCCCATATGCATCGCCCTGGTACTATGATGTCAGTGATGCGTCATGAAGGATGGCACGCTGCTCAGGACTGCATGGCAGGAACAATCGAGAACAACTTCATTGCTATCATTCATAATCAAGAGGATGTTCCAAGGATGTATCAGGCAATCGCAAAGAGTGCCTATCAGTCTCAACCACATGCTATTCCCTGGGAGAAAGAAGCATACTGGGCAGGACACACAGAAGGTATGACTGCTAAAGCACTTGAGTCATGTGCTGCAGGAACTATGTGGACTGATTATGATCCCACACCTATGACTCGTGAGTGGTTAGTTGAGAAGGGATATATTTCTAAATAGAGTTGCCTTTGCTTGTGACTCATGCCTGAAGAAGTTAAAGAAGAAAAGAAAAAAGGACCTATTGGTAAGTTGAAGGATAAGATTGAGGACGCTGACGAACAGTTAGCAGTCCTCAGCACCTTAGTAAGACTTGGTATTCTGGTTTGGTCTGGTGGTATTCTCACATTGAACTATGTGACCATCCCAGGATTGCCACAGCAGAAGATCGATCCGACATTCATAGCCAGCGTGTTCACTGGGGTTTTAGCTACGTTCGGGGTTCAGACAGCGAAGAAATCAAATGATGGCACTATGAAGATGAATGGTGCTGCTGCCGCTGGTGCTGCTGGTGGAATCACTAAGGCAGATCTTGAGAAACTGATCGCTGCTGCTAAAGAAACAGCACCTGCTCAGACTATCAGAGTAGAGCAAGGACCAATCAAAATCGTTACAGATTCAGAACAACCTCCATACAAAATGTGAGTTAGGAAATTCACACAATTGATGAGTAAATCTACGCAACTGCACTTATAGATAGTGTAGTTGCGTAAACTTTATGAAGTTTATTTTCGCATTTCTCGCTACATTATTTCTTGCTGCACCTGCATGGGCAGTAGACGTTCAGATGGGATCAAACGGCAACTTGATTTTTGATCCATCAGATGTTACAATATCCGCAGGTGAGTCTGTTCACTTTGTGAACAATATGCTCCCACCACACAACGTAGTTGTTGAGGATCATTCTGAACTCTCACACGAGGCACTAGCAATGATGCCTGGTGAAGAGTTTGATGTCACCTTCCCAGAGGCAGGTGATTATACGTACTGGTGCGGTCCTCATAAGGGCGCTGGTATGGTTGGCACTATTCACGTAAATTAATGACATATTCAATCACTGTAAAAACATCCGATGACACTGAATCTACTTTTGATTGTGGTGGCGATGAGTACATTCTTGACGCTGCTGAGGAGGCAGGAGTTGATCTTCCGTACTCATGCCGTGCCGGTGCTTGTTCATCCTGTGCAGGCAAAATCTTGAGTGGTAGTGTAGATCAATCAGAACAATCTTTCCTTGATGATGATCAACTAGAGGCTGGATTTGCACTTCTATGTGTCTCATATCCAACTTCCGATTGTGTTATCAAGGCAGAGGCAGAGGAGGAACTTTACTGAGGTAGGTATGAAGCGTTTCAATTCAACGATTCTAAATCTTACTGTTAATATTATTGATTTCTTGTATAAAGGAAGAGACTATCAACGATTTTGGGTGCTTGAGGAAATCGCTCGGGCACCCTATTTTGCATTCTTGAGCGTATTGCACTTGCGTGAATCTATGGGATTACGAGGTCCAGAACACATCTATCTGATGGAGGAACATTTTGCTCAAACACTCAACGAAACAGAACATCTGGAATATATGGAAAGTAGGGGCGGCAATGCTTATTGGGTGGATCGTGCTTTCGCCAGACACCTTGTACTTATCTACTATTGGATCAATGTGGTTTATTACTGGGTGGCTCCTAGGTCTGCTTACGATCTCTCCTACGGAGTAGAACTTCATGCTGCTGAAACTTATAATAAGTTTCTCTATGATCATGATGATAAACGTATTGAGGAGATCATGCAGGATGAAATCAATCACGCTGAGGAACTACACAATGCGATGGAGATGATCAAATGAGTACATTGTTTGCATTTGCTTTCATTTCGTTGCTTATTTCTGGAATGCATCTAACATGGCCAGGTAGATACCGAGGTTGACATGTCAAAGAAAACCGAGGAGGAAAAGAAAAAAGTAATAGAGAGGATCTCTAAACACATTCATCCTCATGATGATGAACCTGATCCTACTGCTTACATGGGGAACTATAACTTTCCTCAAATGCTTTTTGCTTTCTGCCTTGGTTTTGCAACTATGTTTGTTTTAGCAGTTGACACTGTAAATGATTTCAAGGGATGTCCACTCCCAGAGTATTTTCAAAAAGAGGTAAAAGGATGAAAGTAGGAATAATTGGTCTTGGTCGCATGGGGGAGGGTATGTCTCGCCGCATGATGAAGCAAGGCATTGAAGTCTGGGGTTACAGGAGGAACTATGCAAAAGCTCAAGAAGCGTTTGAAGCAGGTTATGTCAGTGGAGTTGCCACTACTCTGGAAAGCCTTGTTCAAGTAGTGCATGAACAGGAAGGACTTGTTGGTAAAGCACCAGGTATCTTTCAACTTGTCATCCCCGCAGAATTAGTAGAGGACACACTAAATGAGTTACTACCATTACTTGGCGACGGGGATATTATTATTGACCATGGCAATAGCAACTTTAAGGATTCTCGCAGGAGAGCAGAAAGGTTGGCTAAGTTGGGCATCCAATATCTTGACTGCGGTACTAGTGGTGGAGTTTACGGTCTGGAGCGTGGATACTGTCTTATGGTTGGTGGTGCAGATAGCGCAGTATCTGTCTGTGCCCCCATTTTCAGGGCACTCGCACCTGGCATTACCGCTGCACCCCGCACAGACAAATTTACTCGCGCAACTAGTGCCGAGTATGGGTGGTTACACTGTGGTGGACCAGGTGCAGGACACTTTGTCAAGATGGTTCATAATGGTGTAGAATATGGAATCATGCAAGCGTATGCCGAGGGGTTTAATATCTTGCATCATGGCGATCTTGGTTCCAAGTACGTCAAAGAGGGTGATGCTGAGGTGGCTCCGATGGAAAATCCGGCAGACTATCAGTATGATATTGACACTGTTGAAGTGGCTGAGCTTTGGCGTCGTGGTAGCGTGGTTGGTAGTTGGTTACTTGATCTTACCGCTGATGTACTACGGCATGATCCAAAACTTAGCAAGTTCGATGGGGGAGTATCAGACTCTGGTGAAGGTCGTTGGACTCTTCACGCTGCTGTGGATCTTGGTGTACCCACACCTGTTATCTCTGCCGCACTATTTGAAAGATTCAACTCAAGGAGATTAGGAGAATTCGGAAACAAAATTCTAAACGGGATGAGGTACATGTTCGGAGGGCACAATGTTCGGTGAATTCCTTTTATGGATCTCAATACCCTTTGTTTTATCCACAATATATTTCGGGTTACGAAAGGGTGAAAATATCTACTATGACTCAGACAAGTATGACGGAAACGGAACCGCTCACTAGACGCTTAGTTATCTTTGGTGCGACCGGAGATCTTTGCAAGAAAAAACTAGTCCCAGCACTGTATGAATTGTGGAAGAAAGAACTTCTTCCACACAATATCTTGATTGTTGGTGCTTCTCGCAGAGAGCATACTAAAGAGTCCTGGTTGGAGCATCTTGGAGATTATCCTCAAGAGTTTTGTAATTGGTTGGATTTTGTATCATGTGATTTATCATGTGAAGAAAGTCTAATGAAACTTCATGATGACAGTGCTGATACAACATACTTCCTTTCAGTACCTCCAACCACTTATGCTGACGCTATTTCTAATCTCAAGAAAGCAGGATTTTTAGATGACCCAGAGAGATCGAGGGTTGTTATTGAAAAACCCTTTGGATACGATCTTGAATCTGCTGACAATCTACAGTCTGTTGTTAGTAAACATCTTCGCGAGAAACAAGTATATCGAATCGATCATTATCTTGGCAAAGATACTGTTAATAACATCCTTGCCACCCGCTTTAGTAATATTTTATTAGAACCACTTTGGAACAGAAATTATGTAGAGGAGGTTCAAATCTTTGCTACTGAAACGATTGGTTGTGAAGGCAGATCTCAATATTACGAGGGTGCTGGTGTGGTCAGAGACATGTTACAGAATCATATGTTGCAAGTGCTGGCACTGATAGCAATGGAAGCACCTTGTAGAATGTCTGCAACTGAGATTCGTAGAGAAAAGACAAAGGTTCTTGCTGCTGCCCGGCTTGGAAATAAATTAGTCACTGGTCAGTATGAAGGTTATCGTGAAGAGCAGGGTGTAGGACCAGAGTCCATGACTCAAACCTTTGTCGCTGGTGACATTTACATTGATAATTGGAGGTGGGAGGGTGTTCCTTTTCACTTCATGACTGGTAAGAAAATGCCTTATCAATGTGTGGAGGTTGTTGTGAAATTAAAAGCACCCCCTCAAACTTTGTTTGAAGGTCATGAGTACAATGATCGAATTGTTATGCGTTTACAACCACATGCTCATTTTGATATCCGTATCGATATGAAGGCACCTGGTTTTAATAATGATGTAGAAACTGCCACGCTCACTCATCGTTATCCTGATTGGTTGGGAGTTGATGGCTATGAAAAATTATTGTTTGATGCACTCAATAATGATCAATCACATTTTGTTCACTCTGAGGAAGTCTTAGAGTCTTGGAGAATTGTTGATGATCTATTATGTGTAGGTGATAAATGTCCTGTCAGAACTGCACCTTACATTTATAGTCAAGGCAGGTGGGGACCAACTCACAAAACGGAGCTCATCACCAAATGGGACTATCCAGCATAATACATAAAGCAGGTCACATTGCTGCTTTTACACTCAATAATCCTTTCGGTATTGGCACTTTGAGTTTAGCCTTAGTTGTTGTTCCTATCATCGGTATGAATTTAGTTCACAAGTATGGTTGGGAACATTGGGAACCATTTACCAAGAAACACTAATGGATAAAGACGAAATTCGAGAGTTCTACAAAGGACTTAGGGAACGCATCAAACAATTGAGAATGCAACACCTCTTTGAGGAACCTTGCCCTCTTTATGAGGATGATGATGACAGTTAAGTTACTACTATGTTTTCTACCAATAGCGATCATATGGATAGTAATGAAACTAAGTGTTTGGATGTTTGCAGTTAACGACGAAAAAAACTATGTCAAAGCAGAATCCAGAAAACCCCACGGACCCTATCTGGCAGATGCGTATGCGGACGTTGATGCAGAGGAAGAAGAGTATGGAGATCGCACAGACTATCGATGAAGCACTCTATCAATACTATGTCGTAGAGCGTGGTGAAGATGTGCCTAATTGGAGATACATCAAGGACCAAGATTGGTGGATTGAATACCTTGATTCTTTAGGAATACCAAGACGTAACCCATGAATTTTGAATTAACAATGGAGGAATTCACAATCATTCAGAATGCCCTTCACTATTATAAACATGTTGAGAAACGCGGACATTTCGCTCAATATGATGTTGAGCGTATAAATCAACTTAGAGACAAATTGTCTTACCAAATGATCCCAAGTATGAATAGTAAAGATGGAACTGTTCCTTCGCCCCCTCGCGGATGTAAATGATGTCACTTGGAGCATTGTCTGGTGTCTTATCATTCTCCTAGCGGGAGTTTTTTATGTGATCGTCTATATACTAGGCATTGATGAGCGAGAGTCACATGGGAGCGATGACACCCCCAAGCAGGAAGAGTTGTTACAACTTCCGAGTGATAGAAATAAATAGAGTTGTCGATGGGGATACGATCGATGTCACAATTGATCTCGGTTTTGACCTTTATAAAAAAGAGAGAGTTAGAGTTGCTGGTGTGGACACGCCAGAGAAAAGAACAAGAGACCAGGAGGAGAAGAAGTTAGGTTATGATGCAACAAATTGGCTTACGAAACATCTTGAGAACGCGATTGATGGAGAAGAAGATCTTGTTATCAGAACTGAGCTTGTTGGTGGAGTCGGCAAATATGGGCGTCTTCTTGGATGGCTCTATGTGGGTGACCAAGACCGTTCTTTGAATGAGTTGATGATCGATGAAGGTTACGCTTGGGCGTATGATGGAGGCACCAAGAAAAAAGATTTTGAGGAGTTGAGAGAAATCAGGAGAGCACACGGAACCCTGGTTGAGTAATGCCAATCCCTGACATTCGAGTAAACAATATTAGAATTTCTGAAATTAGAATTCCTGAGACACCACAGTGGATGACATCAGATCCACCACAGGCAATTCCTGTCTATCCTCCAGTGACCAGTGAGGTGGGAACACCCATCGTTAATATACCTGGATGCGTTCAGGCACATAAAGAGAATGAAAAAAACATAGCACTGAAGGAAGAGGATCCTGAGGGTGTCATGACCCTGTGTGATGCAGGGACACCCTCGTTCAATCCAATTGATTATGATACAAATAAATTAGAGTTTGAAACCAAGGCACCCGAAGCACCACCGATCAAATCACCAGAGACTAAAGCACCAGAAGCACCACAGTCTCCAGAGGTGCCAAAGAATAAAGAGACCATACCAGAGTGTCCTACTAGAGCACAAGAACTCAAGGACCCTGTAGGAAAGATTGTGGAAGGTAATAGAAAGATTGTCGCATACGAACAAGTCGGGAAAGAATGTCTCCCAGTATTTGAGACACTTTCTATTCCCGACCAGATTGTTCAGAACATACCATCAGCAGGTATGGTAACTACAACTGCTTCTATCGCTGTCGTGGCAACGACCTCGGCA